CAACTCAAACGTGTTTGTAGCTGGCACGATCGAGGGAAAAGTGTAAGTGGTCATGCGAATCTACCCCGGCGCATCAAGTCTTGAATTGACGCAATCGTTTGCTGACTTGACTGTTGCATTGCGTTCCTGATCTTCATCTCAATGCCAGCGTCTGCGCCTTTTGCATCGATGTTATTGACAATCGTTACACCTCCACCGCCAGCAGATTGCTTTTTCGTCAACACCGTTTCGCCGGGGTGAAGCAGGGCAAAACGACCACCAATTCCGTCAACGCCGCCCTGTCGTAGTCCGTCCGGCACCTTGCCGCCGCCATCAAAACTCTGCGCTTTGATCTGCGCAACCTGTCCAAGTCCAGACGCAATCGTTGCTGCCGCCATAATGAAATTGACCGGAGGAGGGTAGCTACTGAGTGCGAGCGTTGCCCCCTGGTATGTTTGCATCACCGCTTGCGCGATCTGAAAACTTTTGTTCAGTTTAAACAGTTTTTCGTTGTTGCTTGCGATTGCACCAAACTGGTTGTTGAGTTCTCCAATTACAATTCCAGTGCGCTTGGTATCGCTTGCCGCCATAAAATCGTCATACTTCGATTTCGCGGCCATTTGCTGCTCTTGGAAAAACGTCATGCGTTGCAGCGCCGTCTCTCCGTTCTTGTTTATATCATCAACTAAAACTTTTCCCGGTGCTGCTTCAGCGATGACTTCAGCGGCCTTTTGCGCTTCTGCTTTAATGCGTTCGTAAAGTAGCGTTATTTTTTCGCTTGGCAATTCCGTGTTTTTGAAACCGTCTATCTTGGCTATAATCGCATCGATAGCCTGTTGCGTTTCTTGCGCGCCAACAACAACAGCATCGTTACTCGTTAACGTGCCATCATTCAACTTCTTTTGCAGCGCCATCTGGCGTTTTGTGAATTCGCCGTGGTTGATTAGCCCTTCGTTTAATTGTTTTTGCAGCGCCATTTCTTGTTTGAAATATTCAGCCCTGCCAGCAGTCGGTGCAAATGCGTCTTCTAGTGCTTTTTTGGCTTTTAATGCGACAAGCTGGGTCGCCAAAATACCATGTTCGACCATCTGCATAGTGTCGAGAAATTTTCCGAAACCTGAAACTAACGCATCAGCAACGTCTTGCCCTATATTTCCGAAACCCGCAGTGTCAAGCGCCGCTTGATGAAAGTCAGTTGAAACGCCCTGAATGATGGGAGAAAAAGCGGTTGCTAGTTGGTTGCCAAGTCCAGTGAATACGCCTTTCGACTTCGTGACGGCATCGTTTGCCATCTCAATCTTTGCAGCATCAACCCTGCTCACAGTGATGCCAAGCGTGTCGGCTTCTTTCGCCATTTGCTGCAAGCCGGTCGAACCTGATGCCAAAGTATTGACCAAACTTACCCCTTCAGAATCGAAGAGTTTCATGGCCAAGCGCACTTTGTCCGATTGGCTTTTGACATCACCCATCGCGTCTGCGATGACTTCCATCTGAACGTCTAGCGGTAGTTTTTCCAGATTAGCCGCGTTGATACCTAATTCGATTAGCGCGTTTTTCGCCTCACCTGTGCCGTTTGCAGCTTCTGACACTCTGCGCGTCAATCGCTGCATCGCCATGTCGAGCGTGTCAGATCCAACGCCAGTAAGTTCTGCGGCGTGTCTCAGACCGCCCAGAGCTTCAGTGGTAACGCCAATTTTGTCAGCAGTTTTTGCAAGACTGTCGATATTCGACATCTGCATTTTGGTGAGTGCAGTAGCCGCAGCCACACCAGCGGTTGCGAATGCAACGCCGATCTTTGCAGCACTAGCGGCGAGACGGCCTGCCGCTTGATTGACCGATTTAAACGCAGCAGCGGTTTTGTCTGTTGCGCTAATCGGGATGTTGTACCTAGGGGCCGCCATCGTCTTTGATCCTAAAGTATGCTTGCCATTCTAATAATTCGATGTCAGAAATTTCTTCAATTTCGCGAACCGTTTTGTGTAGGTGTTCGGCAAGCTGAAACACAAACAAACGACCCCGATCCGCTCTTAGTTTCCCTCTAAATCCTCTGATTTAGGTTGGAGTTCAGCAATTTCACCTGCCACCCGGATTAACGTATCTGGATCAACCGCGCGCAACATCTCGAACAGATCGCCTTTTGTAAAGATCGGTTTTCCAGATCCGTCAATAAGGTAATAGACCAACGAAAGCGCAATGCCTTCATCCATCTTATCGCCGGTCAGCTTGCTTTGAATTTCCATCTTCTTTTTGACAGATATCTGAGGGCGCACAAAAAATTCACCACCCCATTCAGGAATGGTTAGCGGTTTCGGGTCTACCGCAAGAATTTCTTGATAATGCGCTTTTGCTGTATCAAGCACGCTCATATTATGCGGTTCCTGTTGTCAGCGCTCCAGTACCCTGCAAGCTGATGCTCGCCTCAATCATGCCGTCATAAGACGAGTTGCGACTGTGGCCAGTGACTAGCGCGTTGCCGCTGTAGTAAGTATCACCGGTGGCAGTTCCGTTCATTTGAAACTTGACAGCGACCTGATCAATTCCGGGTTGCAATGCAACTTGCCCGTCTGTATCCGCAGGATCGAATAAAACATCGACGCTTGCAGTCCAGCTAGTGATAGTCGGAACATGCGTTGCGGCGTATGAACCCATCGTGGTTGTTTCTGCAGTTGCACTACTTGCCTCGATGCTGAATGATTTTACCTCTGCAACGGTGCCAGATCCTGCGACCTCAATAGACCCATCATTGCCTCTATGTGTTGCCATCTTGTTTGTCCTCTAGGTTTTTAACTTTCTTTTGTGGCTTGTCTTTCTTAATAACCACTTCGTCTGCTGGCTTATAGCCAGAATTTAAATATGACTGCACATAGCTAGGATGCACGCCGATCGTCACTTTGCCGCTAGGCGATACCATTTTCATGTCAGTACCTACAACGCCACATCTGGCGCATTGTTAGCAGTGCGGTATTGCACCGTATAACTCATTGTTACAATGCCGATGGGTTGCTCACCTTCACCGGTCAATTCAATTTCGGTCGCAGATAAATAGCTGTCTTTTGCCAAGCTATTGATTGTTGTATCTGCTGCCATTGCGATCTCGACCTCTTTGGATATCAAATCCAATACGTCATCAAGATTGCTTGCTGTCTTTGCGTAACCTTCGATTACGAGGTTCAGTTCTCTTTCCACTTCCGGTTGCGTGCCCATGACATCCGGCGCGCTTGACTCGCTTGTCGTATACACCAACAGCCCCGGTAAGTTGTTAGCTGCAAGAGGGTAGACGCGCGATTGATAAACCTTGCTGCTAGTCGTTGTTAGACCGGTCAACGTGGTTGCCACGCGCTCCCTAATTTGTCTGCGCACATGATTTGCCATTACTGCGCCTCTAGCACGATCTCGCTAATACCAGTTCCGTCAGGGCGCACCCCAACAACGTTATAATTTGTGCTGTCGATCTCGATCAGATCACCGTGAGCGATGCCGGGAACCTTCGACGTTTGCACTGTAATCACTGCTTGTTGCGTCTCAACGCCAACATTTCCAACGTCTTCAAGATAATAATCGTGACGAAAAATAACAGTGATCGCACTAACACTGCCACCGCTTGGCGTATAGTTTGCTGCGGTACCGTGTTCAGATACCTCAAAAAATTCTGCCAGTTGTTCGAGTGACATTGTTTTAGCCTACTTGCCGCGTTTAGTAGTTTTTGGCGCATCTTCTCTACCTGCACTTTTCTTTGCTGATGCCTCAACCGGCACAGCTTTTTTCATGCGAATAAGCATCAACGCATCTTCTTCAGTTAGGTCGTACTCGCTGCCAGCTTTACAATCAAATCCAGAAGCGACAACGCCAACTAACACTTTAACCTTTGCCATCTTGTCAGATCCTTTAGAGGGGGAGTTGCCCGGCACGAGGCCGGGCGCGTCCTTAGTGCTTATCATTAAGCGCCTTTGGCAAATGATTCAGCGTGTCTTACGCCGATATCGACCATCGCGTGCAAACCAAGCGTAAGCTGTCCGGTTTGCGCGTTGCGCTCAGTGATCACTTCAATTGCACCAAACTGAGCAATCATCAATTGGCTGAAATCGCCAAGTAAGATTGTGTTCGCTGTCATGCTTGAAGTTGGATTTACTGAGTAACCCATGATGCTGTTATCTTCAGAAACGAATCGACCAGACCCGGAGTCCTTAGTCGTTGTTTTCAAAGTACCAGCCAAAGCGGGAGTTGTTACAAACGCCATGTTCTGGCCCATCGCATTGTCAGCAGATATTGCAGACTCTATGCTAACGATCTCAGCAAAGGTTGGTGCGCCGGATGAACTGAATGACACGCTACCAATTCCAGTTGTAGCCAAGATGCCAGTTGGCTGGTTGCTAGAACCAGTGCCAGCAAGTGCTGCTGCGTCGATTGCAACGGCGATTGACTTAGTGATGTCATCGCGAATTACGCTTTCAACTGATGGGTCAGACTGAACCAACAAGTTGCGACTGATTTGAACGAACGATGCAAGGTTCTTAGGCGTAAGTGATACGCTTGCGAACACTGGCTGCCCTTCCGTTGGCGCGCCATCTTCAGCAACCCAATAGGTTGAAGTTCCGGTTGCTAACTTGGGAATTGCAACGTTGCCCTGTAGATTGCTCATTACGCGAGCGCCCAATCGAGTCGTTACCATCGCAGCGCGTAAAGCGTCGATGAACGAAGCACCGTCGTGGTCAGTTCCGACCAGAAACCCACCGGCGTTGTTAGTGCCAACGGTTAGATCACGCTGTCCCCAAGACATATCGGCTGGCATGTAAAAACCACCTTGGCTGGCATTTCCAGAACGCTGACCAATTGTGTCGGAGATTTCTTTTTCCAAACCGGCTTTTGACCAATCACCTGATGCTGATGCAGAGATTGCGCGCAACAAGCTGTAGCTTTCTTTCTCGCGCTTGCCAAGATCAACGTTTAGAGGGCTTGCAATTTCAGGTGAAAGCTCTGGCTTGCGAGCCAGTTCTTTCTTTGTCGCTTCAAACGCTTCGCGCTGAAAGTGATCAAGTGCAAAACCTTCGTTCATTGCTTTGTCAGCAAGTTCACGCAAGTAAGGTGCGTCCTTTGCCATTTCGTTGATTGTTCTTACTCGCACTTGCTCATCTTTCAATGCAGCTTCGCGCGCTTCGTTCTTTACCACTTCAATATCTATCTTTTGATCGTCCATTTTTGGAGATTCCTTTTTTGCTAAATTAATTACACGGGTTAAATTGTCGCCTTCAACAGCGTTAGATCTTCCGACTCCTACCGCAACATCTGCGGGAGTGCTAACCAAACTGATTTCGTGAGGCATCCATTTGGTTGCTTCAAAAACTCGTTCGCTTCGCTCTTCCATTTCCTCGATGACATATCCAACCGAAACCCCAGTTCTTATGCCATCTAAAACGTCTTGGTAATACTCTTCTGCTCTTTCGCTTTTTGAAAACCTGACCGTGGCTATGCCGCGACCGTCTTCGAGTTTGGCGTTTTCTATAACGCCGATTTGATCGTTCAAGTCATGATTCGCCAACAATGCTGCTTTGGTGTTCAAGCGCGTCAGGTCGACTGATTCGGGGGAGTGCGAAAGCACTTCAGTCCCAAACCAACGCTCGACCGGAGCCTCACTTGAAAAGCTCAAAGTAATCGTTCGGTTGTCTTCATCGACGTTCGCCCGTTCAAAATTCATATGCCGGTTAAGTGTGCCGGTCTTAATCTCATTCATCTGTTTCGTCCTCGTTTTGCATAGGATTCACCGGCCCAAACTCAAGGCCAAATTCTTGCATCAACTCTTTTTCTTTCGCGCGCTGGTCAAAGACCTCTTCTAAATCTTTACCCTGTGACGCAGCGATTGCTGACAAACTAGTTACGCCTAACTCGTAAGCCATTTGATGCGATTGCAATTCTTTTACGGGATCGACCCATGACCAACCACGAGGCACAAATGTTGCGTCTGCTGCGGTGCTAGTCAAGCCCAAGCGGTTGCGATTGAATTCCAGCCAAGCTGCAAAAATCGGTCGAATTAGATGGCAGACATAGAACTGCTGCCACTTGCGCCAGTTGTCGCGTTCCTCAATGGTGCCAGCCCTGATCGAACTGAAATTAACGCTTGTCAGATCGCTTGATAGCGCGTGGTAAGTCACGTTCAAACCCGTTGCAACGCCGCGCAGCACGCCAGCCACATAATCGCTATAGGCGCTAACGGGATGATTGGGGTCTAGCATGGCCAGTTCAGTGCCAGCAGGAAGTTCAGTAAATCCCACGCCACCGATTGAGGGCGGCAGACCGTAACCGTCTGCGCCGTCTTCGTCATCAAGATAGTCGCCGGTCGGAGTTTTGTAATAACCGACCTTGCTTGCAGCTATTTCTGCCGCTTTCATTTCCGCGCGCTCGTATCTGTTAAGCATCAGCAAATGAATCATCACTGGTGCGAGCCAAGTGGCACCACGAATCTGATTAGGGCGATCAGACTTGTATATATGAATTATGTCTTCGGCTAGGACGCGCTCGTATGAGTTGATATTTGGCGACTTGGTT